CGCCATCAGTAATCACCGCCGGGGTCAACGTCATCGTCACCCTTGGTGACGAGCTGCTTGTATACCTGATTCACGCCAGTAGAAGCCAGCCCAGACACGATGCCGACCGCGAGCGCATTCAGCACGTCCTTCGCCGGGAAATCCGGGATGACGTACATGCCGACGATGCCCAGCAGACCGCCGACTGCGCCCACAATGACGGGAATCAGTTCGTCCTTGATGGCGCCGACGCTCTTGCAGAGCAGGCCAATCAGGTAGGTGATGACGACAATCGCCAGCACCGTGCCCATGGTAGAGATGTCCATGATACCACTCCTTTTCGGAATTATTGTATGAAAAAACAGCCTGCACGAGGTGTGCGGCTGCTTTTCGCGGATTGAGTTGATTGCAAGTTGATGGTAAGTTGCAATTTCTCTTTGCAACTTGCAATTTTTAGTTTCAAAAAAGGTTCAAAGATGGTTCAAAGCCGGTTACCGGATATGCTGAAAACCTCCCGATTCACGGTGATGTTCGGCAGCTCATTCGCCTTCATGGTAATGACCACCTGCAAGTTCGTCGGGCAGGCATAATCCCCGTAGATGCTTTCTGCCTTTTCGGTGATGGTCTGCCCGCAGTCCTTGATTTGCTGGATTCGCTTCTCTCTGGTCATGTTCATGTTTACGCACTCCCTTCAACGTATCAAAAAAGCACCTTGCGGGGGGGCAGGGTGCTTTCTACCGTTTTTATCCTTCGCTGGCTTGTTTTCTGTCCTCTTCCAGCAGCTTTTTAAGAAGTGCATCGCGTTCTTCTTGCGTCATCTTCCGAAATTTTTCAATTTCTTCGGTGTTCGGAATGTCATATTCCTTATATTTCACGCTACTTCACCTCCCTGATACGAAAACTATACTCGGTAGCCAGCACTTTAAGCGTTTCTATCTGCGCTTCATCCTCATTATACCCCTTTTCTTTGAAACTTGCAACAAGCAAATTATAAATGGTAGCTCGCACTTCGCGTGATGGCATCGTATATTCAAAAATTCTACCATCATGACACAGTACATAGCCAACGGAATAGCCGTTCTGTCTTGCCGCATTCAAGTCGCTGTCGCTTGGTGGCATACTGCCGGGGTGATTATGAAATGCTACAAGTTGCTTCTTTGCTTTGAAGCGCTCAATGGTGCTGATAATGTCCTGCGTATATTCTGGCGTTTCAGCAGCTTGACCCGTGATAGATTTCACCCATTTTTGGTTCTCACGGTTGTATAGATACAAGTCCTCGCCATTCTGTCCAGAGCGATGCTGCAATAGCTCCTTGGCAGCTTTCAGGAACTCGCGCCGTTCCTGCGGGCTGTTTGCCATTGAATCGAATTTATCGGCATACGCTCGGCTTTCGATAACTTTCGAGTCAACCGCAAATCTCCGGCTTTTCGTGATTCGTTCCTGCTCGTAGTGCAGCATTTCGCTTTCCTCGGCGGCTTTCAGATACTTCTCCTCAAACTCCCTGAACCCCTCCGTCTTGTCCAGCCCGAAGAACTTCGCCCTGTCCTTCATGGTCTGCAATTCGTCCGCGTCCAGCGCCCACTTCGCCCTTGTCAGCGCGACGCAGCGGCAGTTGCAGTCCTCTTCGGGTCGCCCGAATGCGCCGGGGTACTCCGCTTTCTTGCCGTCTATCTCGAACGGTTCGCCGACTTCGCGAATCTGCCCGTCCAGGATGCGGTGATCCGTGCGCGTGTTGCCATCCAGCACGGCATCCCACTGCTTCACCACTTGGCAGCCTTGACCCTTGGCGGCGTTGCGTGCGTCATCGGCGGATTGCTGCTGAATACGGTGTCCCTCGGTGCGGACAATCGTCTTCGCGCGTTTGAGCGGAATGCCGGAAGAAATCTGCACCTGACGGGCAATCATGTTGTAGTCGCTGCCGATGGAGATGCCGATGGAAATCTCCCGGCGGATGGTCTTCTTCAGCTTCTGCATATCCACGCCGAGTTCACCGTACAGCCGCCCGCTGAGCTTGCTGTCCGTGCGGACGGCGCGGGTGACGGCACGCTGGTCAAAGGGGGCGAGAATCGGCATTCCCTGCTTGTGCAGGCTGTACATTGTGCCGACGTAGCCGTGCTGGTAGCTGCGCGTCAGGTATTCTTCGATGGTCTGATTGCTTTTCTTGTGCAGTTCGTCCAGCGCGGCGTTGATTTGGGCTTTCATCGCCTCCTGATAACGCTTCTGGTAGATTTTCGATTGCGTCATTTCGTCGCTTTCGAGGATGCGAATGTGGTTGTCGATGCGCCGAATCGCCCGCTGGTACGCCTTTTCCAGTGCCTTGATGGTCTCCTGCTCATCATCTAGCATGGCTTGCAGGGCTTCCTTCTCGCTCTTGCGCATTCACATCACCCCGCGTCATCCTCTTCCGCCGGAACGTCCGCCAGCACCACGTCCGCCGCGCCGTCGTCTGATTTCGTCCGCCCGCGAATCGTCTTGTAGTCCAGTTCCAGCACGTCGCAGATGTTTTCCAGCAGCGTTTCGTCATCCAGCACGTCGGTGAGCGCCAGCAGCGTCGAAATCTGCGCCTGTTGTTTCTGCGCGTCGGTCAATGCAATCTGCGCGTTGTCCAGCGCGTTCGCCATCACCTCGCGCCGGAAGTCGAAATACACGTCCTGCATCTGGTAGTCCGTGCCGTTCTCGTCGTTGATTTCTTTCAGCACGATTTTCAGCAGCCGCCGCATGAACTGCTTCAGCCGGATTTCCAGCTTGTTGCACTTGAGATCAAGCAGCGCATAGCGGCTCTTGATGACCACGTTCGTCACGTTGCCGTCGCCGACTTGCGCCGCGTTGAAGCCCATGCCGAAGCGGTAGATGTTCTTTTCGTCCAGTTCCAGCTTCGTCTGGCGCGCCTGATAGGGAATGTCAATCGTGCGGATCTCCACGTCGCCGCCGGAATCCGGGATGCCGATGTGCTTTTTCGCCCGGATGTTCGTCATCAGCTCATCGAGGTTGTCGCCCTCGAACCCTTTGACGACGTAGAGGACTTCGTTCGCGTCCTGAATGTTGTTGGATAGCCCGCAGGACATGAGGTCGTAGTCGTCAATCAGCCCCTTGATGGTTTTCAGCCCAGAAAACTGCTTTGACCCGTTGTCCAGGCGGAAGAAGGGGATGAAGCCGAAGCCGTCAAAGTAGGTGCTTTCGTCGCCGGGCTTGCGCCAGATGGTGTGCGGGCGCGGGTTCAGCGGTGCGGATTCATCCGGCACAATCTCGCCCTCGTTCACCTGGCAGAAGAAGTGCGTCTGCTTTTTGTCCCACACCTGAATGCGCTTGATGGCTTTGTTGTCCTTGCCGATGCGGTCGATGTACCAGTAGATGACGTACTCGCAGCCGTCGTCCGTATCCTTTGCCCGCACTTCCACCACGCCGAGGCCGTCCGCCGCCTGAAAGCGCGTGCGGCCGTCCGCATCCTTGTAGGCGTACATGTACTCGAAGCCCTTCGCCACCGCGCCCGTGATGACCTCGTAGAGTTCGGCGGTGAAATCCTCGTCGAAATAATCTTCGAGCGCCGCTTGAAGTTCCGGAATGTCCGACCGCACGAACGCTTCCTGCCCGGACAGCATGTACTGCGCCTCTTGGTCTACCAGCTCGGTGAAGAACGGGTGGCTGATTTTGATGTTCGAGCGGTTCTTGTCCTCCTGCGGCGTGCCGTCGGCGTTGATGAAGAACAGGCGGTAATTGCGGATGTCGTGGTCGCCCTCGTAGTAGCGCTGACCCTGCCGCGCAAGCTGCTTGCGGGTGGATGCGCTGTCGCTGTCGATGAATGTGCGGATTTCCGCGGGGGATAACATAGGGATACGCCTCCTCGGTGGTGAATTTGGGGTTCAAAAAAAGCACCGGGCGGAACGCTGTCATTTTGCCGCTTTCCGGCGCCTGTAGGTTGCCGCCAGCCCCGACACGCCGCTTGCGCTGATGACGGTCGTCGGGGCATAGGTAGTCAGCGCCTTGTATGCGGCGACTTCGTCTGCAGAAATGTCAGTTTCCACCGGTGTAGCAAGCGCAGCCCAAATAAAAACGTCATTCTCGTCCAAAAACTGCTTAAAGTCATCGACGGTCGTCGTACCTTTTTCGGCGAATGCAAAGCCGACAAGGTTATTCTGATTGGTAATCGCCCCGCCGACCGTTTCAGAGCCAAGAGCGGTGGAAAAGTGCGTGCAGAGCACGTTCGACGTGTATGTGCCGTTGAACCAAGCGAAGTAGCGGTCAACCTCGCGCCCTGCCGTCTGCCAATTGAGCGACGATGTTACCTTGATTTTCCGGATACGCTGCACCCGCACGCCGCGCGCCAAATCCACCTCGTCGCAGACCCACTGCTGCCCGTTCTCATCCGTGTAATTGCCGCTGGATGCAACCGGGATGCCGCACAGTGCGTTCGGCGTTTGCAGCGTCAGCGTCTGCGAATTGTTCGCGCCATCCGACACCGTGAGCGTCACCGTTCCGCCGTCGCCCGCGCTGACAATCGGCACGGGCGCAGTCGGGAGCGGCACGCCGTTCTGCGTACTCTTGCCGTACACATGCAGCGCCCCCAGCGGTTTTCCCGCCAGCGCGTTCTCACACGTCAGCGGATTGCCGGAAAGCGTCGCGTCCTCGCCGCTGGTCACGCCCTCGTACAGCTTGCGGATGAACGTACCATA